GTTATCAATATAGTGAGACTGTAGCCAAGGTGAATTTTTAATATGAAAGACTTAACTAAACTAAGCGACATTGAACTGAAAGTGTATGCAAAGAAGTTGTCATTTGACATATCTAAGTTTCACAACTTTCAGTTGACAAAAAAGATTCAGCTAAACTCAGCTTATGGCGCTATGGGCAATGAGTTTTTTCGGTTCTTTGATATACGATTGGCTGAGGCGGTAACTCTATCAGGTCAGCTAGTAATTCAATGGATAGCAAAAGACGTTAACGCATACCTGAACAACTTACTAAAGACCGATGGCATAGAGTATGTTTTCTACATCGACACAGACTCAATTTACATTACCCTCGGTGAGCTTGTTAATAAGGTTTATTCTAAGACCATACCATCTGATAGGCATAAGGTCGTAACTCTTCTAGACAAGTTCTGTGAAGATAAATTGCAGAAAGTAATCAATGATAGCTGCCTGACTCTTAAAAATTACCTGAATTCCAGGTCTCAGAAGATGCAAATGAAAAGAGAGTCGATAGCCGATAAGGGCATATGGACAGCAAAAAAGCGATATATATTAAATGTTTATGACAATGAGGGCGTTAGATATGATACGCCAAAGTTAAAAATGCAAGGCATTGAAGCTATCAAATCTTCAACCCCAGAAATTTGCAGAGCTAAGATTGCAGAGGCTATAAAAATAGTGCTAAATAAAAAGCAAGATGATTTGCATAGCTTTATTAAAAAGTTTAAAGACGAGTTTGAAAAGTTAAATCCTGAAGATGTTGCTTTTCCTCGTGGTTGTAATGGTATAACTAAGTATTCTGATAGTACTGACTTGTATAGATTAGGCACTCCTGCGCATACTAAAGGCGCAATAATATACAATGATTTATTAGTTAAACATAATTTGCAAAAGAAGCACCAAATAATACAAGACGGAGATAAAATTAAATTTTTATATTTGAAAGAGCCTAATCCAGCAAAAGATTCTGTAATTAGCATAATTGATGTGCTACCCAAAGAATTCAATTTGCACAAATATGTGGACTATGAAACACAATTTGAAAAGTCTTTTCTTGACCCATTAAAATATATTCTAAATGCGGTCAAATGGACAACTAAAAAGACGGCCAGCTTTGCCGATCTTTAAATTTTTATTGACAATCAATTTACGGTATGCTATTGTGCATATACAATGTTAAGTTGTTAATGAAAACCTTATATTTATGGAGAATATTATGAGAATGGGAAGGTTATTTTGTGCGTTTGTTGTTATCGTTTGTTCTGGTTGTACCGGAATGGAAATCGGAGGAAAACTCTGGGTATCTAGGGTTGATGAGAGGCAAGAGTCTCAGAGAACGCATAATGTTCCATTAAAATGCTATCTGTGGGCAGACTGCTCTCAGCAAGCAGAATATGAAAACGCAAAGTAAAGGAGAAATATGTTAGAGAAGATTAAACAAGATTTGCTCACTATCCATGGAATAGTGACAACTCTAATTCATATGTTTTTAATTGTTGGTGGCGTTACTTGTTGGATCGCATTTCAAACGCAAGTTTTGGGAAAAGATCCTTTGGCTCCAAAGCAAGAAAGCTCTGATGAGAAGCCAAATAAGCCAACTGGCAAATCTACCGGTAAGTAATGAGTACTAATACTACACAGAACAGCAGCTCTGGGGCTGCTGTTCTGTTATTTATCGCATTTTGTTTTTTTATTAATCCGATAACCCTAGTATCGGAAACGCTTTTTAGCGCAAAACCAAAATCACCATCATCTGAAAATTTATATTTTCATGTTGCTAGATTCTATGGTGCCGATGTTTTGCCAACAAAAGAAATCTTAGAGGCTGAGATTGAGCGGGCCGCAGATGCTTTTGGTATACACAGACCAATCTTTAAAGCATTAGTTAAAGTTGAGTCTGGCGGAAATCCTAGAGCAATTTCTCATGTTGGTGCTAGAGGCGTTGCGCAAATAATGCCCTTTAATGCTAAACGATGTGGTCTGTCTAGTCCAGATAAGTTGTGGGACGCAACACTTAATTTGCGTTGTGGCGCACAAATTTTGTCTGAAGAAGTTGAAGAACATGGAAATTATCATCGTGCGCTAACTGTATATAATTGTGGAAAGGTTAGATGTCCTGCTGGGCAACAGTATGCGAATAAAGTATTAAGTCTGGCTAAGAAATTTTCTTAATATAAATTGTTTTGTCATTTTTTTATTTATGGATTTCATCATGCAAAAATTATTACACCTCGTTATGGACTACGCCCCCGGAGATTTGGCGGGCTCTGAAGTTATTTCAGCAATAGCAGCACAATTACCACCACACTTTCATTGTCACTTAACTTCTGTTGGCAGTTTTGATACCATATCAACAGGATTTGTTACGGCTCAATTGGCTAGATTAAGTTACAATAACGAAAATATGTTCATATATTCAAATTGTGCGCCAAGAAAAGATTTGAAACTTGCTAGAACCAATAATGAGGGTGAGGGTCTTCTATACGGCGTTCTTACAAACGGAGTAACCGTATTTGTGGTTAATTCTGGTTATTCTTTATCTTTTGTTAAAGAAGACTTACACCTACTTCGTAAAGTTAATGTATCTGATGCCGGTTCACAATTTCGGTCAAGAGATAATTTTCCTAAAGTAATAGGTGCATATGCGGCATACCTAGAAGTTGGCTTTATTGGCAACGGAGAATTGTTTCTTGGTGAAGAGCTAAACCCAATGGAAGTTATACCAGATGTTCCCGAATCTGCGATAGGCTATATTGATTCATTTGGAAATCTTAAAACTACTATTAGAGACGGCGATGACATACTAAAGAATTTTTCTGCCGGAGAAAGAGTTTCAATAACTATAAATGATGTTACTATGCTGGCAACAGTTTCGACAGGCAGCTTTAATGTTCAAGAGGGAGACATATCATTTTCTCCTGGTTCAAGTGGTGGAGATAAAAAGTATTGGGAAATCTTTCAAAGAGGTGCTTCGGCCTGGAGAACATATAAGAAACCAAAGACCGGCTCACTCATTACAATAAAATAAGGTATATTATGTATAATGATGTAAGTGATAATATTAAAAGTGTGGCTAAAGATTTTGCAGACAAAATGGAAAATGCTGGCCACATAACTTTTGATAATTATTGGGTTGTGTATGAAGCGGTTATTCATGGTTATCACCAAGCCATGAAAAAGATTGTTGAAATCAATAAATCTAGTAGCATACATATTATGCCAGACTAAGATGTAATTCTTAACTCTGAATAACGCAAAATATACTTGCATATAACTTAATTTTGTGAAACTATATTTCTTATTATGATAAACTGCAAATTTGAATATAACTCTAACACTGAAACCGCAAAATATACTATAATGAAAGATAATGTTCAGTATGATGATGAGTATGTCATTGAACTCAACTTACCGTTTAATATAGCACATTCATTATCTGGATTCATAGATGAGTTAATTTTCTTGTCTAATGAAAATGGATATAATAACTTGCTAATGAAATTAGACGGATTTGTGAACACCCACTATGGCAAATGCCAAGAATTTTATTCAAATAAAGAGTAGGAATTAAGTTATGACAAAAAATAGTCCATTCGGCGATGTGTTAAAGGTTCTTGAGAATGAGTATGCCGCAGTAGCAGATGACGGCACGTCTGCCGATGTTGTTGGCTTTATTGATACTGGCTCATATGCGTTAAATGCTTTATATTCAGGTAGTATCTATAAGGGTATGCCAGCTAACAAGATTAATGCTCTTGCTGGTGAAGAGGCCACAGGTAAGACATTTTTCGCTTTAGGTATTGTTAAGAATTTTTTAGATACAAATGAAAAAGCTCTTAGTATAATATTTGAGTCTGAAGGTTCTATTACTAAAGAGATTCTGGCAAGCAGAGGTGTTGATACTAAGCGAGTGCTTATTGTGCCAGTTGAAACTATTCAACAGTTTAAGACTCAGGCGATTCGTGTCATTGAGAATCATCTGAGCACACCAGAAAAAGATAGGCGACCTCTTATCTTAGTTTTAGATTCTCTTGGTATGTTATCTACCACCAAAGAGATGTCAGATTCTAATTCTGGTAAAGAAGTTAAAGATATGACCAGAACCGCAGAGATTAAGGCTGCATTTCGTGTAATCACTTTAAAATTAAGTAAAGCCAAATTGCCACTAATCGTTACAAATCATGTATATCAGACTATGGGCATGTTTCCTACCAAAGAACTCGGAGGGGGGAGTGGCCTGAAATATTCAGCCAATAATATTATTGCATTATCTAAATCTAAAAACAAAGATGCGGATGGTACAGTTACAGGAATTTTTATCAGATGCAAAAATTTGAAGTCTAGAATGACCAAAGAAAATACTGAAGTTAGCGTTATGTTGTCTTACGATAAAGGATTAGATAGACACTACGGTCTAATAGACTTGGCAGTTGAATATGGAATTTTCAAGAAAGTATCTACCAAGATTGAAGTTGCCGATGGCTCGGCCCACTTTGAGAAGCATATAATTAATAATCCTGAAAAGTATTTTACTAAAGATGTTTTAGATAGAATTGATGAAGCTGCACAGAAAGAATATTGTTATGGAGCATCATTAAGCACTGAAGATATTGTTGAGGAAATTTTGAGCGAGTAGTGATATGAAAAAGAGGAAAGTTTACTTTGAACTTTTCTCTTTTCTTCTTTTCCATGCTTCTCGCAATTTTCTTTTAGTGTCTTCTGAAAATACTCTTCCTTTTAATGATTGAGACATTTTTTGTTTAGTTTCTTTTGAATGTATATGACCTTTGTGCGATTCAGACATTTTTCTTTTATGCTCTTCCGAAAAATGCCCTCTAGACTTTCCTTTCCTTGAAACTGACATTTTTCTTTTAGTCTCTTCTGAAAGAGTTCTTCCCTTATTTACTTCGGATAGTTTTCTTCTATGTTCTTCTGAGAAAGTTTTTCCCTTCTTCGCCACTGACATTTTTCTTTTAGTCTCTTCTGAGAAAGTTTTTCCTTTCATAAGACTAGGTGTTCCCCATTTTCCATCGCCGCCTAATGTCATATTGTAGCCATTAGAGTTTTCTTTAAAGCAATAACTATTACACTCTTGGATATATTTTGATTCTAGTGCTTTAAGAGTTTCGAGATTATCAGTTTGTTCTAGAATAGAAAAAACAAAATTTTCTATTCCATATTTCCTCATGGCTTTGTAAAGAACATAATCAACTTTTAAATGTTGGCTTAAATGCTCATTCCATCGCACTATTGGATTCTTTTTAGTGGTAATTCCAATGTATACTTTTTGATTGACTGTGTTGAGAATTTGATATAAGCTATAAATAGAATTGCTGGACATAATAGGCTCCATAAAAGTTTATAGTACAATGTCTAGAGGCTATAGAGATTCACAGTCTCGTGATAGCCATCTTTATTTATAATAAAATGTGCACTAGATGAAAAATAATATATCAGATTACTATCGAATAATCTTTGATCCAAATGATCCAAAGAAGTGGTGTGTGGCATTGCAGAAACCGTGTGCTCCGTTTCATGAGATTATATATTCGTATGGTGAATTTGGTGTGCAGAGCACCGGTGAAAATGATCCAAATTCAAAGTTCAAATATCAGATAGACATTATCTATGTTCCTGATAGATTAAAGGGAATTACGTTTCCCGATGACAAACAAATAGAAATGGAAAACTTGATCTTTGGCATACTTTTTGATATTTTGGAGAAAAATTCCGATAAGACAAAAAGTTTAGACGGAAAACTTTACCTAGAATTATCAAGAGAGACAAATGAACGATAAAATAGAAATTTTAATTCTAAAAAATTTAATTTTTAATGAAGATTTCTCACGAAGAGTTTTACCTTTTATAAAACCACTATACTTTAGTGAAATATCTGAAAAAGTAGTATATGAAAAAATTTCAGAGTTCATTCTAAAGTATGATAAATTGCCAACTGTAGAAACCCTACTAATTTCAATATCTAAAGATGATTCGCTTGGTGATACCATAGAGACTGCGGCGAAGAGTATACTTCTTTGTCTAGAGCCATCTAATGTTGATATGCAGTGGCTTTTGGAGCAAACCGAAAGTTGGTGCAAAGATAGGGCACTATATCTTGCCTTGATGGACAGCATACAGATTGCCGATGATAAGAAGGGCAAGTTAAGTAAGGGTAGTATCCCTAAGATACTTACTGATGCTCTATCAGTATCTTTTGACCCTAATGTGGGCCATAACTATCTTGAAGACACCGATGAAAGATATGAATTCTATCATAAAGTAGAAGAGAAGTTGCCATTTGATATTGAGTGTCTAAACATAATAACAAAAGATGGTGTTCCAAGAAAGACGTTGAATGTGCTTATGGCCGGAACTGCCACAGGAAAATCTCTTGCATTGTGCCATATCGCATCAAGTTATTTCATGCGAGGCAAAAATGTTCTTTATATAACCTTAGAAATGTCTGAGGCTAGAATAGCAGAGCGAATAGATGCAAATCTTTTAAACATATCACTAGAGGATCTGCCAAATATATCAAAAGATTTATATGAGAGAAGAATAAAATCATTAAAGTCAAAGACCGTTGGCAGACTAATAATAAAAGAGTATCCGACGGCATCTGCATCTACAACTCACTTTAGGTCATTGTTAAATGAGCTTAATTTAAAGAGTGGGTTTGTTCCAGATGCTATATTTGTCGATTACCTAAATATTGCTATAAGTTCAAGAATCTCACCAAACAGCAACGCCAATAGTTACACATATGTGAAAAGTATTGCAGAAGAGCTTAGAGGGCTTGCAGTAGAGTTTAATTTGCCAATCTGGACAGCAACACAAACCAATAGACAAGGCTATACTTCTAGTGATATTGGCTTAGAGAATACATCTGAGTCATTTGGTCTTCCGGCAACCGCAGACTTAATGTTGGCGCTATCTACATCTGAAG